AGACACGTCGAGTCTCTATTCATCTGTGGGTAAACACTCCACAAGTAAACAAAGGTATTAAACAACATGATCAAATCTGTATTCGCAGCAACCGCTGCTCTGTCCGTATCCGCTGGTGCCGCTTTCGCTGGCCCCTACGTTAACGTCGAAACCAATGCTGGTTGGACGGGATCCGAGTATAATGGTGCTGGAACAGACCTGCACGTAGGTTTTGAAGGTGCTCTTGGTGAGAGTGCTTCATACTACGTCCAGGGCGGCGCTACCGTGCTGACTCCTGATGGTGGCAACAGCGACACAGTTCCTTCTGGTAAGGCAGGTCTTGGACTCGCCGTAACTGACGCTCTGGGCGCATACGGTGAAGTCTCCTTCGTAGGTTCAGGTGACGAAGATCTTGACCGTGGTTATGGAGCTAAATTGGGTGTGAAGTATAACTTCTGATAAATAATGTGGAGACCTTTCGTGCGGTCTCTACGAAAGTCGGAACAACCCAATGGGACTCTTAGGAGTCCCTTTTTATTCGGAGTTTATCATGAATTTTATTGTATACAGTCGCAATGGATGTCCCTATTGCACTAAAGTTAAACAAGTCCTATCTTTAAAAGGTCTTCCTTTTTCTGAGCAAGTGTTAGATAGAAACTTTAGTCGATCCGAATTTTATTCCAAGTTTGGAAACAGATCTACATTCCCTCAAGTGATTATGGATGGTCAAAACTTAGGTGGATGCACAGAGACAGTAAAGTATCTTAGAGAAAACAATATTGTGTAGTGGTATAAATATTTTTAAGTTATCTTAAGGAGGTTGGTTTCCAAAACAACTGTAAATAAAACAAGGGGGGAACCATGCTAATCGCATTAGCAGTCTTAGTTACAATCGGTGCATTTATACTAGGAGTCGCCGTTTCTTGGTTAGCAAAGGGATACGTTGAAGATTTTATCGAAAACGCTGCCTATGCTAAGTCAGTAACACATCCAGAAATGTTTGATAAGGATGGCAATATGATTCACGATGAGTTAATCTATGTAAGGCCAGATATTCAATACTGGAATGAAGAAGATTTTGAAGATGATGAGAATGACTAAGGAGATTTAATTATGTCTACAACAAATAGTTCTGCAAGACTATTACTATCTGAAGTGCTACGGAAAGTTAGTAATGCAAAAACCAAGCAAGAGAAAGTTAATCTCTTGCGAAAATTCAACAGTAATGCACTGCGTCAAATATTGATTATCAACTTTGATGATACTGTTGTTTCCGAAATGCCTGAGGGAGAAGTCCCTTACACGCCTAATGAAGCACCTGTTGGCACAGATCATACTCGTTTAGAGCATGAGTATAAAGGACTCTATCGTTTCTTTAAGGGTGGTGCTAAACTTCCTGGAATGAAACGTGAGTCTATGTTTGTGCAACTTCTTGAAGGTTTATCTGCAGAGGAGGCAGAGTTGCTTTGCCTAGTAAAGGACGGACAACTTTCAACCAATTACAAGCGGATTACAAAAGCAGTAGTTTCTGAGGCATTCCCTCAGATCGAGTGGGGTGGACGCTCTTGAAGTTTATCCAAAAAGATTGTGATCCTTCTCTTTCGGAAGATCGATCACTTCCTTACACATCATATCTTGTTGAATATTCTCAAGCAGATGTTTCTCATTTTGATATCGTTACTGCCGATAAACAAACTGAAATTTTTGACTACTACTGGGATCTTTATAAAAAAGATTTCGTTAACATGACACAAACCGAAGGTAGAACAAATCCTAGACTATGGCAAGATCCTTCTTCTCCTCCTCCAAAAGAAACCAAAAAAAGAAAGTCATGACTGTATATCTTGACAACCGAGCAAAGGAGGAGGAGGTTGTAGAGGAGAAAGAAACTAAAGCAGGTCCATGGATGATAGTTGGTGTATTGGTTGCACTACCGTTAGTCTTTATGCTATTATGGAACTGGTTGATACCAGCAATCTTCGGTCTTCCTTCTATTGGATTTTTTAAGTCTGTTGGACTCCTGATAATGTCTTATATTGTATTTAAATAATGACAAAAGTATGTTTAATCTCTGTTACTCCTGATGCAGAGAAAACCATTGGATATATTGCTCGTGTAAGTAACCCTGCTAATCAGGAGAATCCTAAAATTTCTGGACTGTTAAAGTATTGCATTAAGCATGGTCATTGGTCTGTGTTTGAGCAGGCACATATGACCTTGGAGATTTCTACAACCAGGGCAATAGCAGCTCAGGTGTTGCGTCATAGATCATTTACATTCCAGGAATTTTCACAACGCTATGCTGATTCTTCCCTACTAGCAGCGGAGATCCCTCTACCCAAACTTCGTAGGCAAGATACAAAGAATCGTCAGAATAGTATTGATAATGTTGATCCGTTTGTCAATCAAGAATTCCAAATCAAAATGCAGAAACATTTTGAAGAAGGAATGAAACTGTATCAAGAGATGCTTGACTCTGGGATTGCAAAGGAGTGTGCAAGAAATGTGCTACCATTATGTGTAGGGACAAAAATGTACATGACGGGCAATCTAAGAAATTGGATCCATTACATCCAACTGCGTTCCTCCAATGGCACTCAGCAGGAGCACATGGAGATTGCAGAACTTGCGAAGCAGCATTTCATCTGTCAGTTTCCAGTCATCTCTGAGGCGCTTGGATGGTGCTCTGAGGGCGAAGACTGTGGATGTAATGATGAAGACTATGCTGAGTGTATTCAACCTGCTTTGAGGATCGACTAATGCCTACTTATCCAGTAATAAATAAGACCACGGGAGAAAAGCAAACTCTCAACATGAGTATGAAAGAATACGGTGACTGGAAGGATGAAAATCCTGACTGGGATAAAGATTGGCAAGAGGGTGTCGGTGGTATTACCTACGGCAAACCAAAACAATCTGACGGATTCAAAGAAGTCATGTCTAAAGTCCAAAGCGCACATCCCCGTGCAAACCTGAGTCGATTTACCTAAACTATGGCTAGAGCAAGAAAGCGTAACAACGGTGGTCCTCCAGTTCCTTCTGGTATGTCTGCAAAACAAATCAAAAGAAAGAAACCGATTGATAAGTCCTACATGGTGCCTATCAATCCACTTACTCCTAATCAAGAGACTGTCTTTGAGCAATATGGTCTAGGGCAAAACATTTTGCTTCATGGAGCAGCAGGTACTGGTAAAACTTTCATCACACTTTATCTTGCTTTGCAAGAAGTACTTGACGAAAGTACACCTTATGATAAGATCTATATTGTAAGGTCACTTGTACCTACTAGAGAGATTGGTTTTTTGCCTGGAGATCACGAAGATAAATCGGCACTGTATCAAATTCCATACAAAAATATGGTGAGATACATGTTTAGTATGCCAGATGACAATTCATTTGAGATGCTGTATGATAACCTCAGAGCACAGGAAACTATTTCTTTTTGGTCTACTAGTTTTATCCGTGGTGTCACTCTCGATAATGCTATTGTTATTGTCGATGAATTCTCTAATCTCAACTTCCATGAATTAGATTCTATGATCACCCGTGTTGGTGAAGACTCTAAGATCATGATGTGTGGAGACATTACTCAAACAGACTTGACTAAAGAAAATGAAAAGTCTGGTATTGCAGACTTTATTAAAATTATCCAAAACATGAAAGAGTTTACTTGTGTTGAGTTTGGTATCGAAGATATCGTTCGCTCAGGACTTGTTAAATCCTATCTCCTTACAAAATATAACCTTGGTTTCTAATGCCCTTTAATTTTATTGATGTCAATGTCAACGAAGTTGATGTTGATCCTGTGAATCAAGATGGGGTTAGATTCTATCCCATCCCTGGAGCAGATAAATACTATCCGAGCGTTACTTCAGTTACATCTTTCAAAAGCGCACAATTCTTTGTTGAATGGCGTAAAAAGATTGGTGAGGCTGAAGCAAATCGTATCACTGCTCGTGCAACTCAAAGGGGCACAGCGTTTCATAGTATGGCAGAAGATTACTTCAGGGGGACATTAAACGTTGACAAATACTTGGAAAATAATCCATTATCTGTTAGAATGTTTCAGTCCGCAAAGACTACGCTTAACCGTATTAACAACATACACTGCCTAGAAACCTTTCTATACTCACACTATCTTGGTCTTGCTGGTCGAGTAGACTGCATCGCTGAGTATGATGGTGAATTAGCAGTGATCGATTTTAAAACCTCCACTAAAGAAAAAAAGGAATCATACATCGAGAACTACTTTGTTCAAGAGACTGCATATGCAGCAATGTTCCTTGAAAGAACTGGTATTGAGGTAAAGAAAATTGTCACACTTATCGCGGTTGAAGACGGGTCTATTCAATTGTTTCAGAAGTACAATCTTGATGACTATCTACAGTTACTTAAATCCTACATCGAAGAATTTGCCAATGCCAAAGGATAATCCTGAGGAAAAATTTATGACACCTACCAAGTTTTCGATAGAGATCGAAAACCTGGTAAAAACAAGCAATGGTTTGATTACTTACGTTGAAGCAGTAGTAACCTACTGCCAAGAAAACGAAATTGAAATTGAAACTGTGCCTAAATTGCTATCAAAACCTCTCAAAGAAAGACTACGACATGAGGCACAGCGAATGAATTACATGAAGAAAACATCTAAAGGAGTGTTGCCACTGTGACTGGATTTGAAGTGTATAAGATGTATCTCGCATTAAAAAATCACTTCACCAAACCTGATTATGATTATGTAAAATACCGAGGCAAGACTCGTGCAAGCGAGAAGTCCTTTGAGCAAAGAAATGATGTATATTTTTTTAAAAAATTAGCAACGAAGTATTCTGGTGAAACAATGCTGGATTACTTCGTTGCTAATTTTATTTTTGATAGTAAAGGATATCTTAGAAACTTTAGTAATGATATCTACACCCAGTGGAAAGTCCATCAAGAATCTTTTACTTATAAATTTAAACAGGACATTGACTTGCTTTTAGAAGACGTGGGATTTCCTTATGAAGAAAATTTTGACAATTTATTCCATGCAAAACGAGGAAAGCATCCTATTCTTCTTAAAAGATATTATGCTAGTGAAATAAACTTAGAGACACTAGTTGTTTTTGATCATTGTCTTCAATACATAGATCGAGTTGATAAAGTATTGGTAGATCCTATGTGGAAAGATACTAAGTTGAAGGTACAAAAATATCAACCGTTTTTAAGAATTGATTGTAAGAAGTATAAAAAAATAATTTTAGATACTATAAGAGAAAAACTATGACTCAATTTTTTAAGTCGGATCAAGTACAAGTAAATCTACAAGACATTTTTGAAACCTATCAAGATGTAGCAAATAAGACATCACAACTTGGTAATATGTCAAAGATTGAAAAGTTAAATCATATTGAAGAATGTAAAACCCTTATTGATAAACAGAAAACTTTCTATGCAAGGTTGTGCCTTGCTGCCCCTGAAGATCCCGAAGCATCAGATATGAAAACCAGAATCAATGCTCTATGCAATGCTTTTGGATATGACAGTCTTTTGGAGTGCATGGATGCTATGATCCAGACACTTGAGAAAGCGGCACAACAGGAGGTTGACCTTGACTAAATAGTATGCTACGATAACCTAGTAGCAAACAA